CTAGACGGTGGGATAGACCACAAAACTTCGAATTAAAATTGTGCACGATGATGATTTATACATTCAATACATTTTAAAATATAGATAAATGGCACAACAAAGTACGGCGCATCAGGCGTCGGTAACTCTCCCAGGTGCTCTGAATACAGCCACTTCGGATAGACGAGCCCTTTACCTCAAGCTCTTCTCAGGAGAGATGTTTAAAGGTTTCGAAAATAATGCTATAGCCAGAGATCTTGTCATGAAGAGAACCCTGAAAAATGGGAAATCTTTACAGTTCATCTACACAGGACACACCAAAGCTGAATTCCATACACCAGGAAATTCAATTCTTGGTAACTCAGATGGTGCACCTCCTGTTGCAGAGAAGACAATTACTGTTGATGATCTACTCATCTCCAGTGCATTTGTCTATGAGCTAGACGAGACTCTTGCGCATTACGAATTAAGAGGAGAGATATCTAAGAAGATTGGATATGCACTTGCTCAAAAATATGACAGACTAATCTTCCGTCAAATTGCTAAAGGTGCAAGACAAGCATCACCAATTTCTAAGTCTGGTTTCGTAGAACCAGGTGGAACTCAGGTTCGTGTTAACGCATCTTCTGGTACTAATGATGGTCGTGCTGCATACGATCCAGCTGGACTAGTTAACGCTTTCTACGATGCAGCTGCTGCACTAGATGAGAAAGGTGTTAGTTCTGAAGGACGTGTAGGTGTACTTAACCCTAGACAGTACTATGAACTAATCCAACAGGTTGGTGAGAACGGTCTAGTTAATAGAGACGCACAAGGTACATCCCGTCAGAAGGGTAATGGAATCGTAGAGATTGCAGGCATTAAGATCTACAAGTCTATGAACATTCCATTCTTCGGAAACTACGGTACTATATATGGCTCTGCCGGAGCTACTAACCCTGGAGTAACATCTCCTGGTAACGTAGGATCTTTCATTGGTGATACTACAACTGCTAATGGAGTGGAAGATGCTAGATCTAGTGTATCTGGTTACAATAATGACTATGGTAATCACTCTGACTTTGCAAACAGTTGTGGACTTATCTTCCAGAGAGAAGCTGCAGGTGTTGTAGAAGCAATTGGACCACAAGTTCAAATCACCAGTGGTGACGTATCCGTGATTTATCAGGGTGACGTTATTCTTGGTCGTTTAGCAATGGGTGCAGATTTCCTAAACCCAGCTGCTTGTGTTGAACTTCTTGCAGGAGCTGATGCAGGATCTACTGGTAACGCTGCATTTGGTACTTCATATCCAGCTAACTAAGCTAACGTTAAATATTTTTCTAATCAACATATACGGGGAGTCTTTATGGCTCCCTTTTTTTTTATTCATATAACAAACTATGCCGACTACAATTGATATCGAGACAGAACTCTCCGCAGTTAATTCAATACTAGGGAGCATAGGTCAGTCTCCAGTAACAACTCTTGGAGTAACATCTGATGGTACTGTTACTTATGCAAACCCAGAGATAGCTTTTATATATAACTTTTTAAAGGAGTGTAGTAGAGAAGTACAGAATGAAGGCTGGCACTTCAACAGTGAACATCATATAAAAAGTGATGCTTATAGAGATACAACTACTAAACATATAACCATTCCAACTAATGCTTTAAGAGTAGATATACATGAAGAGTATTTAGATAAATATAAAGATGTTGTAAAAAGGAATGGAAGATTATACGACAAGGTAAACCATACAGATGAGTTCACAGAAGATGTCTACATGGACTTTGTATGGCTCTTAGAGTTCACTGACATACCTTCAGTATTCCAGAGATATATCATTGCTAAAGCCTCTACCAGAGCTGCTACACAGCTAGTAAGTAATCCACAATTAGTAGCTTTATTACAACAACAAGAAGCACAAACAAGAGCTTCATGTATGGAGTATGAATGTAATCAGGGAGATCATAACTTTATGGGATTCCCACATGAAACTGCATATAGAACTTATAAACCTTATACCGTCTTGCAAAGATGACAAGTATTACTCAACAAATACCAAATTACACAGGTGGTGTATCACAACAACCTGACGAATTAAAGCTACCTGGACAAGTTAATAAAGCTAAGAACGTCTTACCTGATGTAACTCTTGGTTTGTTGAAGAGACCAGGTGGTCAGTTAATTGGTAGTGGTTTAACTGTTGATAGTGGAAATCTAAAATGGTTCCATTACTACAGAGATGAAGGGGAACAATATATAGGTCAGGTCCAGTTAAGCACTGGTACCTTAAGGATGTGGAAGTGTAGTGATGGTACTGAATATACACAAGCTAATGGTAAAATTACATATGAAGCAGGTAAAGAAACTGATATAAAGAACTACTTAAAAACACAAGTAGATAGTAGTGGTAATGATGTATTAACTGGTGGTACTATTGTAGATTCAGATATTCAAACATTAACTTCAAACGATACAACCTTTCTACTGAATAGAAATAAGCCTGTAGCTATGTCATCAATTACTACAGCTGCTAAATCACCAGAGGCTTTTATTGAGTTAAAGAAAGTAGCTTATGCAAATCAGTATTCAGTTAACTTATTTGATAATACACAGTTAACCACTCGTACCACTGCAACACGAATAGAGGTTAAGAGAGCTGTTGATTCAAGTAATAGTTGTAGAGGTCCGACTGTAGATAGTACAGGTGATGGAGATGATATTTTGGATAGATATCATGCAACTGACACTTCGCTCAGAGGAGCTTACCCTCCTTCAGGTACTAAGCCTGGTTCAGGAAGTTGGACAGGAATGTGTAATAGTAAAGCAGATTATAATGATTTAACTCATAATACTAGAGATAGCTTCTGTCCAAATGTAGATACAAGAATTTTCAAAGTATCTCATGGAGGCTCGATAGATGCTTCCGATATTAATGGTGTTTCAGATACTTATACTGTTGTTCCTGCTAGTGGTAATGCTGCAGATAGAAAAGAACTATTTTTTAGAATAAGTACAATTGGACAAGCTGTCCCTGAAGGTGGGTCTAATACTGAATATATTTGTAGATATACAACTACACATGATCTACTAAATGGTGGATCTGGTTGGCAAGTAGGAGATACTGTTCAAGTATGGATGAAGAATGGAAGATATGATATAACGATAAAAGAAATTAGCACTTCTAAAGTACAAGCAAATCTATCTTTAGCTAGACCTGAACCAACACCATTTGATACTAAAACAGTTATAACACCTGAGAGTATATTAGGTAGTTTAAGAACAGCTATATTTGATGGTGGTGATCAGATGAGAGATGAACCTAGCAATCACTTTGATACTATTAATCAAATTGGTAATGGTTTATATGTTTTTAGGAATAACCACGCTGCGTATAGACATGTTTACACGCATGGTGATGGTTCTGCAGGTAATACAAGCGAGCATACTTTTAGTATTGGTAATTTTCAACCAGCACTAAGTAACACTACTCCTGGCACTCAAATAAGAGTTTACTTTCGTAGCACAGCTTCGAACTCTTCTTACACTGGAAAAGATATTGATGGTACAGAATACACTAAGTATAAAGTCAATTCAGAAACCAATAATGGGGTTACAACTTATCCAAGTATTACATTAACTGCTGAGGCTGATGGTCAAGGAGCAGACACAGCTTTAACAACTGGACAACAGATTGAAATATTCCAAACAAACCCTTCTTTATTCAACATATCTACTCCATCAGGTGAACTACTAAATGTTATAACTTCTAAAGTTGATGATGTTGGTGACTTACCTAAACAATGTAAGCATGGTTATGTTATTGAAGTAGCAAATAGTGAAGCTGATGAAGATAATTACTATGTAAAATTCTTTGGTAATAACGATAAAGATGGTGATGGTGTATGGGAAGAATGTCCTAAACCTGGTATTACAACCACCATTGATCCAGGAACTATGCCAGTTAAGCTTGTCAGGCAAAGTGATGGTAACTTTAAAGTATCTCAAATAGCTTGGGATGCTCGCGGAGTAGGTGATGATATAACTGCACCTGAACCATCCTTTGTGACAGGAACTGATGGAGATAGAAAAATCAATAACATGATGTTCTTTAGGAACAGACTTGTCTTTTTCAGTGATGAAAATGTCATTATGTCTAGACCTGGAGAGTTTTATAACTTCTGGCCAAAGTCAGCTATTACTTATAGTGCTGAAGATCCAATTGATTTATCTGCTAGTTCAGATCTTCCAGCTATTATCTATGATGGAATACAAGTTAATAGTGGTCTAATACTATTCAGTGAGAACCAACAGTTTATGTTGTCTACTGAAAGTGAAGTACTTAGTCCTGTTACTGCAAAGATAAATTCATTAACTACCTATAACTTTAACTCTAAATCTAATCCATTCTCTCTTGGTGCAACTATTGGTTTCTTAGATAATGCTGGTAAATACAGTAGATTCTTTGAGATGGTAAATGTCTTAAGAGAAGGTGAACCAACCGTACTAGAACAAAGTAAAATTGTTAGTCAATACCTACCAAAGGAAGTTGATATTATAGCTAACTCAAGAGAGAACTCAGCTATCTTTTTTGCTGTTAAAGGTCAAACTAAATTGTATGGTTATAGATATCACACAGCTGCATCCAAACGAATACTACAGTCATGGTTTGAATGGGAGCTAAGTGGAGCTATACAACATCTTGCTATGCTTGATGATGCTTTATATGCAATTGTTAAAAATAGTACTACGCATACAATTCAGAAGTTTAGATTTAAGCATGAATCCGCAGGACACTTAACTTATAATGTAAATGCAGGATCTACAGATGATCCAGTAAATCTTCATTTAGATCAAGCGAAGCTTTTTAACCTTGGTGCATACGCTGGAGCTACACAAGTAACCTATAACGCAACTACAAATAAATCTTCTTTTGCAAAGCCAGCTGAGTTTGTAAATACATCAAACTTAGCTGTTATTGGAGTTGATGGTTCAGCTGCTGTTGATGTTGGTAGATTTTCACTTGCAACTATAAATGGTAGTAACGTTGAAATTGATGGGGATTGGACACAACCTTCTCAATTTGATAGACACTATGTATACTTAGGCTACCTATACGACATGGAAGTAGAATTTCCTACTATCTATCGTCAAGAAACTTCAGGTAGTTCTACAAGATCAGATACATCAAGTTCATTAGTTTTACATAGAGTTAACTTAAGTTTTGGTGGAGTAGGTGTGTATGACACAACCTTAACAAGAGTTGGTAAACTTCCTTATCAGGAAACATATGAATCAACACCTGCTGATGCTTATAAAGCAGATACAGCAGCATTATTAACTGAAGTAATAAAAACAATTCCAGTGTATGAAAAGAATACAAATTTAACTCTTACTCTTAAATCTACTCATCCTTCACCAGCAACATTATATTCAATGTCATGGGAAGGAGATTATTCACCTAAGTATTATAGACGTGTCTAAATTCATTCACTCAATAACGTTAGAGGCTGCCAAAGAGGTGGCTTCTAACTTACGTCCAGAAGACCGTAGAGAGGTCGAAGAGGGTCATGGGATAGATGCAACAGAAGCATTATTAGATGCAGTTCAGAAGCCCTCCTGTGTGTACTTCACGGTGCCTAACGGCAAGACTGCCGGTATGGCTGGAGTAGACCTTGGAGGTCAAATCTGGATGCTATGTACACATGCTATTCATGACTACCCAATAACGTTTGCTAGGGAAGCTAGACGTTATGTAGAAAGACAACCCGATAAGTTGCTGTGGAATGTCGTTGACAAACGAAATACAGTCCATCTAAAGCTACTTAAATTCCTTGGATTCAAATTCTTACGAGAGATTGAGTTTGGTCCAAACAAATTATCCTTTATAGAGTTTTGCCGTGTGTTTAGGAGCGCAAGCTAGAGCAGCGAATGAAGCTGCCAGAAGACAATACGCATATCAAAATGAACAACGTGAAAGACAATGGATGCAAGATCTAAGTGTCTATCAAACAAAACAAGTTCAATATGATATCAATACAAATAATGCAGAGATGGCAGCTCAGGCAGCTTACGGTGAAAGCGAACGTAAGAGGCAAGAGAAGAGAGCACAAGCTGAGCTTAAGTACCAAGATATGTACGCTGAACTGCTAAATAATAGTGAGTCTGCCAAGCTAATAGCTAGTGGTAGAACAGGTAGATCAATAGATAGAATTAAGACTACTGACTTAGCTGCTTACGGAAGAGAAGTATCTAACATTGGTAGGAAACTAAGAATGAATGATGTTGCACTAGCACAAGAGAATGCTAAGGCAGCAGCTGCAGCTAAGGGTTATAAAGATCAACAGTTTGCTCAGGTAGCATTCCAACCTGTAGCTGATGTTGCACCACCTGCACCTGTTATGCAGAGTGTTGGAGCTGCAGCATTTATGGATGCTTTGAAGATAGGTACATCAATCGCTACAGCTTATGGGAGCTTTACATAATGGTATTACAATTCAACGAAGCACCTGATTATGCTTCCATTCTCGAAAGAGATTATGAAAAACAGAATATAGGTTTTGCAAGACGTGAACAAGCTGAACAAGCTAATGATCAAAGACGTATTCAAAACGCTGGTGTACCTTTAGATTTAATACAAGGTATTGCTCAATTCTCAGCTACAGCTAAACAACTTAAAGATAAGTTAGATCAAAAGAAAATAGAAGATGCTGAATTTTACGCAGATATATTACCTGAAGATGATGAAGCTACAAATAATGATATTAATCAATTAAATTTAAAAAAGAAAACAGATCTAAAAGTAGCTTATAAAGTTGAGAATGAAGATGGTGATCCAAATCTTGCAGCAGAAATAAGAGATGCTACTGAAATAAAAAGTACTGGTCTTGAAGCTTTAATTAGAAACTTAAAAACATCTGGTAATAATGTAGGCGGTATATTTATTGAATCAGAATTTAGAAAGCAATTTGCAGATGCAAAAACATCATCAGAAGCAGAAGCCGTAATAACAAGATTCAAACGTGCTTTAATGACTCATCATTATAGGCAAGATGGATCTAATAAAAAGTTATTAAAAAAATATCTACTTCCTAAATTAGATCAATTTACACGTACTAAATTAGCTGAAAAGAATACTGCTATCACTGAACGACTTAATGCAGAAGAAGTCAAATCGACAGCTTTTGATTTAGATCAAGCATTTGAAAGCAATGAAAATATAGGTCAGCAAGTATTTGAATTAATAGATATAAACCAAGGTAAGTACGGGAAAATCTCAGACAGTGTAGCTCACTATAATGGTTTAGCTTTAAACCTTTTAGATAAAGGTGAGATAACACAAAAACAATATCTAGAGTTTAAGAACCATCTTATACCTAGTAAGGGTGAACAAGGTAAACTACAACCACTACATAAAGTTTTTCCTAAAGCATTCTTTGGATCTGATAAAGCAGCAGCAGATGCGGCAAAGTCAGCATTAGATATAAAAGATACTGAGGAATCAAATTATCGTAGAGACTTTACTGACAAACTAGAAGCTGAAGAAAACGAACGAATCAAACAAGGTGGTACAAGGTTTACTGAAGACGAAATAGTTGAGTATTACAAAAACAACTACGACCCTTCACAAGGTGGTCCAGTAACCCAACAGATGATTAATGAATGGTGGACTGCTGAAGAAGCTTTTGATGAAGAGCATAAAAGAGTTTTAGATCAAAGGTTAAAAGATGGTCTTCCTGTGTCAAAAAAAGAAGTTGCTAAGTTCAATGATATTAATTTAAGAACACAGTATTCAGCTCAGGCTATATCACTAGATAAAAATGTTCCATCTGAAGCTAATCGTAAGAATGCTAAAGCGTTAATCAAAGCTCATTCTGTTAAACATAACAAACTTGAAGGTTCTCCAGATCCAAGTACTAATGAGACGTATGTCAATAACACTACTTATGGTGAATTAGAATATCTCAGAATCTACGCTGAAGAAATTCAAACAGCACCTTCTGCTAATGCAGCTCATCTAGAAACGATGAAGCGTATTAAAGAGAATATCTTTGAAGGTAATTACGATACACCACCTACTCCAAGTATTAGTGCAGCCAAGCAAAGAGAACTAACCTTACAATCAGCTACTGAAACTGTTAAGTTAAATCCACAAATAATGGAAACAGGTATCATCTTTGGTACTGAAAAGATATTAGAAGAAGTAAAAGCTAATCCAAATGAGATACATGTTTTCTATAAACAACTAGCAGACAAGTATCCAGGTGTACAAGCTGATGCGCTTCAATACGCTCAACTTGAAATAGCTAATAAACTATTTGGTGGTGATGAACCTATTAAATCAGAACTACTAGAAGCTTATGAAAAGCTAGACCCTGGTGTTCAATTCTTATTAAGTACTCACCCAACACCTGAAAAGGTTATGAGAGCAAAAATAGAAGCTTTCAAAGATGATGGAGAAATAACATATGACGAGATTGAGTTCTTATTAGAAGAGCTAACTGAGTTACAACAAAAAGAATACCCAACACCTGAACTAAAACAAACATCTATGGATAGCATTTTAGGTTGGGATTTCGTAACGACTATGTAAATTACTAAGGTAATAAAATGTATTCTGGATTCGATCCAATAAATATCGACACTCAGGCAGCAGAAGATGCAGTCAAAGAAGTCGATCAATTAACTGAAGAAGCAGAGCAGCGGCGAATCTTACAAGAACAACAAGCCGCTGCAATGCAACAAAGAGAGGAAGCTGCAGAGACTGCTGCAAGTGATCCTCGAAATCAAGAAGGTGGAGGAGGCTTTAAAGGAGCTGTAAAAGAACTGCAATCAGCTATAGGAGGTGGTCTACAAGATTCTGCCTCTTCCATTGTCACCTTCCCTGAAAGAGCCATTGATATGTTCAGTGGTGAAATGCAAGAAGAACAAGCAACAGAAGAAGGATATGGAGCTGAGTGGGATGACTGGTTTGTAGATGATGCTAATCCTATTGAGACTAAGACTTGGTGGGGAGGTGCTATTCGTAGTCTTGTTCACTTTGGTTCTTTAGCTGCTGCTATCATTCCTGCTGCTAGTGCAGCTGGTGTAGGTGCTGCAACTACGGTTGCTGGTAGCCTTGCAAGAGGTGCTGGAATAGGTGCTGTATCAGATATCCTTTCTAAATACTCACAAGAGGAGAATGGTCTACAGATACTAAGAGATCGTTTTAACTTTATTGATACTCCATTAGCTACTAATGACTTAGATCACCCTGCAGTCAAGACATTAAAGAATGTAGTTGAAGGTATGGGTATAGGTGCTGTGTTCGATGGATTCAGTATCTTAGTTGGTAAGGGAGTAAGAAAAGTAAGGAAAGGAAAAGGTGGTAAAGAGATAGTTGAAGATGGATCTGAAGATGCTCTAACTAAAGCTGTTGCTAGAGAACAAAGTGTTAAAGATCAAGTAACTCAGAAAGCAGTAATTAAACAAGCTGAAGATTTTGAAACAATGTCTAAAGCTCAATTAATTGAAAGAATAAAAGAGGAATTTCCTAAAGCATCACCTGAGAAACAAGAATCAATTCTTCAACAATATGGTATTAGTCGTGAATCTTTAGAGCAACCAACACCTAAACCTAGCTTTAGTGCTTATAAAAACAAACCAATTGCTGACCCTTGGCAAGCTGCACCTACATCTAATGGTAAGCCATTTGACGTAAGGAAACAGCTATCAAGAACTAGAAAAGAGTGGGGAGCTGAGAATGGATCTACGGATTCACTTACAACTCCAGTTCAATTAGAAAGAACAGCTATCAATGCAGAAATGGCTGAAGAACATCTAAAAGAAGTTCTATCAGATTTCATGAGTGACCAACGAATTCAAACAGAAATCGCTAATGCTAAGGCATCAGGTAAATCACTAATGGATGTATGGGGTGAATCTGCTGAGAAGATGCAGAGAGTTATTGAAGGTAGAAATACAAGTGATGTATCTACTGAAGATTTCTGGAGAGAGTTCAACTTAGATACAGATAGAATTGACGATAGAGAAATCTGGAAGTCTGGTAATGTAGTAGCTGGTGATTTAATTATTGGTTCTCTTGTAAAAGAACTAAGAGATTTAGGTATAGCTGGTAGAGAAATCTTTGAGATAGCTGATGTAGCAGATATTGATGGTCCAGCTAAAGCAATGTATGACAAGTTAATTGCTGGTTTAACTCAAATTAAATTAGCAAAGATGACTAAATCTGCGTCATTTAGAAACCTTGGTGCAGGTGCAGTTAGAGAAGTTGTAGATACACAAGTAGCTGAATCAGTAGATGCTTTCAGATTAGCTATGAAACTAGCTGGTAATAGTAAAGATGATGATCTATTTAGAGCTATCTTTGAAACTGTATCAATGTCTAATGATATTCATAATGTCACAGACTTTGATGCTTGGATTCGTAAGAAGCTAAAAGGTGGTGACTTTAATGGTCAAGCTAAAACAGGTGCATTAATAAGAGAACTTCAAGGAGTAATGATTAACAGTGTTCTTAGTGGTCCTAAAACACCAGCTAGAGCAATCTTAGGTACAAGTACAGCTACCTTCTTACGTCCTTTATCACAAGTTCTTGGTGCAACATTATCTGGTGATGCTGGTACTAAACGTGCTTCATTAGCAGCTGTTCATGGAATGGTTGAAGCAATACCAGAAGCTTGGACTTTATTTAAAACTAAACTTAACTCCTATTGGACGGGTGATGTAGCAAGTATCAAATCTAGGTTCAATGAAATCACTAAAGGTGATGAACAGTGGGAGATGTATAGAGACTGGATAGAGAATAGTGATAGAGCATCTTTAGGTGATAAGGGTACGTTCTATCTAGCTAATATGGCTAGAGCTATGAACAATAATAAGTTCCTTACTTATTCAACCAAGATCATGGCAGCTACTGATGATACCTTTGGGTACATCTTGGCTAGATCTAGAGCTAAAGAAAAGGCAATGCGCCTAGCAATGGATCAATTAAACAAAGGTAATATCACAGAGATAACACCTGATCTACTAAAGAATGCTGAAGATAGATTCTATGGTCAAATAACAGATGCTGATGGAAACATAACTGATAAAGCTACTATCTTTGCTAAGAAAGAAGCTACATTAACTACTGATTTAACAGGCTTCTCAAAAGGCTTGAATGAAGTATTTGATAAAGCACCTTGGGCTAAACCATTCTTCTTATTTGCTCGTACTGGTGTTAATGGATTAGCACTAACTGCTAAACATACACCTGGGTTTAACTTTCTTGTTAAGGAATGGAATGATATCGCTTTCGCTACTCCAGATAACCTACAAGATGTAATTAAATACGGTATTGAGACTGCAGATGATCTAGCTAATGCTAAGGCATTACAAAGAGGAAGACTAGCTATTGGTAGTGGAATTATCTCTATGGCATCTATTCACTTTATGAATGGTGGTCTTACTGGTAACGGTCCTACTGATAGACAGAAACGACAAGTATGGATTGATGCAGGTTGGAAACCTAGAAGTATAAAACTAGGTGACGTATGGGTTAGTTATGATGCGTTTGAACCATTTAACCTTATTCTTTCAACCATTGGTGACATTGGTGATCATAGTCAGTTGATGGGTGAAGAATGGACAGAAGATAACTTCCAGAAACTTGCAGTCGTTATGATGCAAGGTATTTCAAGTAAGTCTTATCTTGCTGGTATGCAGCAGTTTGTTGATTTATTTGCAGGTAAGCCAGGTCAGTTTGAACGGATTATTGCTGGTCTAGCAAACAACACCATACCTATGTCTTCCATGAGGAATGAACTAGGTAAATTATTCAATCCTTACATGAAGGAATTGAACTCTGGTATAGGTGATGCAATTAGAAATAGAAACTTAATTAGTGAACGTTTAGGTGTCAAAGAGTTACCAACTAAATATGACATGCTTAATGGTCAACCTATTAAAGACTGGGACTTCCCAACACGTATGTTCAATATGTTCAGTCCTGTTCAATTCAACCTAGATCAAGGTCCAGGTAGAAAGCTTTTATTTGATAGTGGTTATGACTTAAGAATGTCAACATACTCTGCACCTGATGGTACTGATCTAAGTCAGAACGCTACTGTTAGGTCAATGTTTATGAAAGCTATAGGTGATCAAAACATAGAAGCTCAACTAAATAAACTATCTAAGAATCGTAAGGTTCAAATGTCTTTAGCTGCCATGCAAAATGATCTAGCAGCAGGTAGACGTGAGATGGACCCAAGAACAGCTTATGTGCATAACACATTAATCCATCAAATAATAGAAGATGCACGGCGTAGAGCTTGGGCGCAAGTTCAAAGAAATCCAGAGGTTAAAGCATTACAAGAAGAAGAAAGAAGACTATCTACTCAGAATCTTGAATCAATGTATAAGACTTCAGATTACAACAAAAAAATTAGCAATGTACTAGACATTTATAGATAATCCACCTCCAACCACATACAACTAACAACTTAATAAAATGGCAGCAACTTATACGGATAACGGTACTAACACGCCTAATGGTGTACATAAAGAATTTAGTTACACGTTCCCGATTTTAAAAAATGAAGATTTAAAAGTAGCTATTAATGGATCAATACAAGCTACAAATAAATACGTAATTACCACTACTAGTAATCCTACTAAAATAACTTTCAATGATACATCTCCTATTGCAGCGTTACAAGTAACATCAGGTACGAATGCTGGTGCTCCATTGACTGGAACAGTAGTAAGGGTTTATAGACAAACAGAAGTTGGTAGTAGCGATGGAAATGAAGTACCTACAAGAACTTTTGCAGCTGGATCATCCATACGTGCAAGTGATTTACAAGCTAACCAAGAGCAAGCATTATATGGAATAAAAGAATTACAAGATAAATATAAAGGTGCTGGTGATACTAACTGGGGAATAGCTCCAGAGGTTTATGCAGATGGAGTAATGGAGGTTGGACGTTATATTGATTTCCATCACACAAATGCTTCAACAACTGACTATGAACCAAGATTACATACTGATGGAAGTGATGCAGATAGTTTATATATAAGTGGTTCAACTGCTGATCAAAAAATATTAACAACAACTGATTTAGTAGATGAAGACAATATGGCTAGTAATTCAGCCACAAAAGTACCGAGTCAACAATCAGTTAAAGCTTATGTAGATGCTAATGGTGGTGGAGGTGGCGGTGGAGCTACTAATTTATCTAATACAGCTAACGGAACAAAATTAACTATTGAGTCTTCGTCAGGTAATAATACAGATTTACCAGCTGTTACAACCTCGGCTTGGGGTGTAATGACAGATGAAGATAAGACAAAGTTAGACGGTATAGCTACAAGTGCAACAGCCAATGCCGGAACAATTACAAGCGTTACGGGTACAAGTCCAATTGCTTCATCAGGTGGAACAACTCCAGCAATTTCAATAAGTGCGGCTACAACTTCAGCGGCTGGTTCTATGTCGTCAGCAGATAAATCAAAGTTAGACGGTATAGCTTCATCAGCTAATAATTATACTCATCCAGCAGTTAATCATATACCAGCTGGAGGTAGTTCAGATCAAGTATTAAAATGGTCTTCTACTGGTACAGCTACCTGGGGAACAGATAATGATACTACTTATAATACAGTTTCTACTAGTGCTGCTGGTTTAGCTCCTACATTACCTAGTTCTCATGGAGGTAAGTTCCTTAAAGCAGATGGTACATGGGTAGTACCACCTTCTGGTGGTGGTGGTGAAGCTAATGTTCAAAGTGATTGGGATCAAACTACTAGCACTGAAGATGATTTTATACAAAACAAACCAACCATTCCAACAAATAACAATCAACTTACAAATGGAGCAGGATTTACAACCAATGCAGGAACAGTAACAAACGTTACTGGTACGAGTCCTATTACAGTTACAAATGGTTCATCAACTCCAGCTATATCAGTAGACTTAAGTAGTTACTCTACAACAAGTCATAGCCATTCATATCAAGCACCGTTAACATTTGGTATAGCTAATACTAATGCTGTTAAGATTGATAATGCGAGTGTTGGTAGTGGTGAGTATGCGAAATTTACATCTAGTGGGTTAGAAAGTAAAACAACTGGTGAGTTAAAAACTGATTTAAGTTTAGCTAAAGCTGATGTTGGTTTAGGTAACGTAGAAAACACAGCAGTCAGTACATGGACTGGATCGACTAACATCGCATCACTTGGAACCATTAGTGCTGGTACTTGGCAAGGTACAGCTATAGCATCAGGTTATGTTGGTGATTTAGCTGCTAGTAAAATAACATCTGGTACATTTGATGCAGCAAGAATACCAACACTTAACCAAAACACAACTGGTTCAGCAGCAACCTTAACTACTCCAAGAGCTATTAACGGAGTGAATTTCGATGGTTCAGCGGCAATAACAGTTGCTGACTCCACTAAGATTCCTACTGCTGGAGGAACATTTACAGGTGCCGTTACTTTTGAAGATGCAATTAATGAAAACGTCTTTGCAATAACTGATGGCAATGCTGCTATAGATCCTGATAATGGAACGATTCAAACTTGGACACTGGGAGCTAATAGAACACCTACTGATTCTTTGACGGCTGGTCAGTCAGTTTTATTAATGATCACAGCTGGTTCTAATACAGTAACTTGGCCAACAATGACGTGGGCTGGTGGTAGTGCTCCAACATTATCTACTTCAGCAAAAACAGCTATAGAACTTTGGAAAGTAGGTAGTGCTTTATATGGTGCAAACGTAGGAGATTTATAAATGAGAAATCACTTTTTAAGAGCTAAAGGTGTTGCTGCTTCTGGCGGTGGTGGAGGCGGTGGAGGTGATAGTTGTACTACCATCTCTACTGATAATATTACCAATTCTAATTTCATCGTTGAAGGAGAAGACAGTGAGTATAATACTAGACATTCATCAGTTGGGTATGTTAATCCTACATCTGGGAATATTTATATCTTTCAAAGAGGTGAGGTAAGTGGAAACGGTTGGGGAATGACTACTTCTAAATTTAATAATGCTGGAACATTCCAATGGGGAAAAACTTTTGATGCTGTAGATGCTAACAAAGAAGATTATGCTTGGGCTGGAGTAGAAGATTCAAGTGGAAACTTTTATATAGTTGGAATATCTGAAACTTCATCTGGTTATTATCCTTCAATTATCAAAGTAAATAGTTCTGGAACACCTCAATGGGGTAGATATCATGGATCTGCAACAACATCTGGTAATACTTCAAAATTTACAGATGTTTGTATTCAAACAGAAAGTAGTACTGAATATATTTATGCAGTTGGACAACAAGAAGATAGTGGAACAGCTAAAACATTTATTGCTAAATTTGAAACTGATGGAGATTTAGTTTGGTCCAAATGGATTACAAGTACTGATCATACATTTTTAAGATGTTGGGATATAGAAACTGATGGGACAAATATCTATTTATATGCTGAACATTCATCTAATGGTGGAATAATGGGAATCACTAAAATAGATTCAAGTGGTTCTATTACATGGACTAAGGTTTTTTCTTCGACAAGTAGTTATACACCAAAAGTATATGGTGATAATACTGCTAGGACTGAATTCCATGCTCCAGAATTAAGATTTAAAATAGATCGTTGTGGAAAAATGTATGCAGTACTTAGATCTCAAGGGGATTCAAATGTTTTACTGGTTGTAAATAGCGATGGTACATTAGATTGGTCTAAACAGTTTAAAGCAAGTACAACAGGAGTCATCAGAAGTTATGGAATTAGTGTTGGAGTAACAGAAAATTCCAAACATATAGTTGTAGGGGAAGCTGGAATGAATTGGGATGATGCTAGTCCTGGTGGTAGCTATGACATATCAGTTTATGTGTTTGATGAAGATGGAGATATTGAATGGATTTCAGTATATGGCACAAACACTGCTGAAAGAATTCAAGCAATCTTTGGAGATGCTGCAGATCATATTTATTTTTTTGGAAGGGGAAAATGCGGTAGTAGCAATTGGAGAAATATTTGCATTAAACACAAAATCAACGCAAGTAATCAATTCACAGCAGGAGGTTACGGAGCATCAAGTAACACTTGGAATGTAGCTAATATAAGCGCAAGTCCTACCTATATTTCAAATACATGGTCTATTGCTACTGCTGCTACTTCTAAAACTGCTACTGCATCAAACAGTGGTATGACTAATACAAGTTTCACTACTCAATCTGGTAGTTTTACAACTTCATACACTACTTCAATATGACAATTACAGCATTTATTGAAAACAATGTCATCACAAAATGGCCAGTTAGTTTTCAAGATATACAGACAAAACACCCAAACACAAGCTTTAATGATAATTGGCGGAATTGTGACTTAACTTCTTTTGGTATCGTTCAAATTGAAGATACAGCACAACCAACTATTGATTATAAAACACATAAAATAACTGAAGGTACGCCAACTTTTAGTGATAATAAATGGAAAAGAGTTTGGAACGTTATATCACTATCCACAGACGAACAGAATAAAATAAAAGAATCAACTCTTTTCAGTCTAAGAGCAAAAAGGGATGAGCTTCTACAAGAATCTGATTGGACACAAACAGCAGATTCTCCTCTTTCAAGCGATAAGAAAACTGAATGGGCTACATATCGACAATCCTTAAGAGATGTACCTGCTCAATCAGATGTCTATAACATTACTTGGCCTACTAAACCTTCTTAGCTATGAATAATCTTGGGGATTCATTTTCGATCCCCTCCATACAGCTACCAGATACGCCTATAATCCCTTCATTTGAATACAAGATACCAGAGGGAGTAACACCTAGCTACATCCCTCTTGTAGTCCCTCCTAGCGACCTTCAGAGACCACCAGGAGTAGAAGCATCTGATGAGGAAAAGGCTGAAGAAGCTGCTAAGCCAAAAGAGCTACCAAAAATAGATATACCATTTACAAATAGACAAATGCCAGTACCTGAACAAGAGATTCTTGTTACGGCTGGTACCACTGCTGCAGTCTCTGTAGCAGCCACCCTAACGGCAACAGCCATGTTTAAACATGTGGTTTCAATTATGAAGCCAATCATAAAACAACTTGTTACACGCATCCAAAAGAAATTCAATGGAAAAGGAAGAACGAAATAGGGAATGGCTGCATGATGCAGTAAAAATAATCATACTTTTTTGGAGTGGTTGTCTATTAACAGTTAGCTACTACGAAACTCCATCAGGTAGAAAGATATTAGATTTTGATCCTACATTTATTGCTAGTGTTTTTTCAGCGTCCACTGCGTCACTGGGATTAAGTATTGGCAATAGAAATGGTAACGGTAACAGTAAAAAAGACACAACAAAATGAACAAACTAATTCTCTTTTTCTTACTACTTTCACCCGTAGCAAAGGCTAATACTATTACTCCTAATTTCACACAAGGGAGTTTAAATTCAACAACGACTACCACTCAGGTCATAAATGAAACAATTACTACTGAGACCGTAGGAGGAACACTTTCTACATGGTCTGGTTCAAACGTACAGATAGACTTAACAAACGAAGGGATAGCTGGTGGAATAGCTGTAGATTCTCAAATCTTCGAGGTAGTAGACACATCTCTACCTTGGACACTAGAGACTGTAAACAGAGCTTCTGGAGTTATCGAAACCGTAACAGAGGTAAGGGACATCACAACAAACTCAACTACTACCTCCTTGTCTGTCTTCTCTCAATAAATACACCTGTATTTGCTGAAGATAAAATAAATAACACCTCAAATCCAGTTGCAGCAGCTACTGGAAATGTTACAAATTCCGCAATTCAATTCCAAAATAATGGAGCTGCAAGTAGACAATACTTTGGCTCCAATGTGAGTTGTAATGGCAGTACCATGACATTCTCTCCATTCTATTTAGGTAACGATGTTCAACCTGATACTGAAAATGGGTATGTCATAAATCAAAACTGGGGAGCACAAATAAACTTTATGGTTCCCCTTGATAGGGAAAGCGTTAGGCAATGTAAACGAAATGCTAAACGTGTAGAAGAAAAGATGAAATTGGACTTTGAAATTGTAAGAAGTCTCAAATGTGCAGAGCTACAGCAAAAGGGCTTTACCTATAGACCTGGTAGCCGTGTAGAGCATTTATGCAGTGACATTGTTCCAATATCATCCCTTATCAAAAAACCTGATCCACCTAAAACACCTAAAAAGAAATTCGGACTATTTTAAATGAGCACATTAAGCGATCAAAGAGCCAAACGAGAAGCTGAAGAAAAAGCTAAAGCTGCAAAGAAAACAACTAAGAAAACAACTAAATCCACTAAATAATGATTGTACTTATCAAGCCCATCCTCATGGCATTCCTCAGCTCATCTGCTGTTAAAGAGTTAGTTATACAACTACTAGAAGCTTACGCAGAATCTACTGACAATACCATTGATGATAAAGCAGTTGAACTGATTAAAAAGAACTTATTCCCAGGAGGGTAAATGAAGAAAGCCACTGAAGCCCAATTTAACGAATTACATAACCTCGTCACAACTGAATTCCTCAAGCGGGTTAAAAGTGGCGAAGCTTCTACCCAAGATCTCAAAGCAGCCTGTGAATGGCTTAAGACAAATGACATTAGCGGTATTGCTTATGATGGCAACCCTCTATCTAAACTTGCAGCAGTAATGCCAAAAGTAGATCCAGAACTAGTACAGAGCAGACTTTATGGCAAGCGGAGCTAAATACGCTAACGGCAATTATAAAGCTCAACAGAAAGCGTATAA